ACTTACATTTTACTGAGGGAATGAATAGATTTGTTGGACTAGAACAATATATTGATTGGGATGAAATCGGTATTGCAAAAGGTACTATTGAAAAGGGAGTTAAAACACCTAAGGCTACGGCAAGAGGTTGGATTTGTAAACACCTTGATGAGACTGTACCTAACTCAGAATTCTTTTCTGAAAAAGTCTTCACACCAGAAATTCTACAAAAAATTGAAAAAAGAATTCAGCCACTATTCAATTACAGTACAGAACACAGAGAGGTTAACGTAGACGAGTTACTAGAAGTTGATGAAGATTAATAAAGATAAACTGCCAATCAAGTATATCCTAGGGATAGAAAAAGATTTACCAGATTATCCGACCGCACTAGATGTTTTACAAGCTGAAGTAAAATTATGTAATAGGAACCCTGACAGATATAAGGGCTCATTTACATTCCATGCATTAAAGACCTATAGATTCCCAGAATCAGATCATAATAAAATATTAGAATCTGCGAAGGAGTTAGTTACAATGGGTTTATGTGAACAAACCAACGAAGAGCCCGGTAAAGAGGCTTTTAAAATAATAAAAAATCCATTTGAATAATGATAGCAGTATTTGACAATTTTATACAAGACCCAGAATTATTAAAAGAGATAGAAGATAATTACAACGACATTTTTAAAGATCCAGGAAAATACAAGTACTGGAACGGCTGGTGGAATAATCCTGCAAACAATACTACTAAAAAAGTTATTGAATATGTATGGGGACCTAATTGCCCAATTTCTAAATCTTACAATATTGATGGATTTGAGTATTGGACTGGTATTCAAACAGCTAAAGATGTAGATACTAAATGGAAAGATGAACTAGGACTTCATTTTGATAAGGATGAAGCTTGGCATAAAGAGTCAGGAGAAATAGTAAGTCCTGTTATTGGTAGTGTATATTATCCATCGGGTCAAGATTTTAAAGGTGGAGAACTCCATGTATATACAGATGGCACAGATTCAACCCCAGAGATAGTGAAGGCAAAACCTAATAGATTTATTATATTCCAAGCTGGACAACATATACACACTGTTAAAACGGTTACACGAGGTAAAAGAAACGCAATCGCAATTAACTTATGGGAAAAAGAGCCCTATTCTAAACAAAAGGGTCTATTAATCATAGAACAATAAAAATATAATATGCAATTCGGACAAGATTTTGAAAAGATATTCTTTAGACTTTCATTAGAAAAGGTAAAATATTTACAGGCAATTAAATCAGGTTTTTATACATCAGAAGAAATTGATGCATTAAGTTTTTTAGCTAATAAGTTTTACACTAAATTTAATGAGACTCCGTCTAAAGAACAATTAGAACTTCTTGTAAAAAACCATCCTAAATCTAAAGAGCGAGTTAGTGAAAATATTCTTAATATTATATTTGAGGTAGACTTAAATAAGTATGATGAAGAATGGATAACCTCAACTGCAGAATCATGGATTAAGTGGAGAACTTTCAATACATCTTTTACAGACACTATTGAATTTATTAAAACTACACAAGTAACTCCAGAGAATGTAGAAGCAATTGTTACTAAAGTTAAAGGTATTATTAATGATAGAAATAACCTAACATTTAATTCAGATCTAGGTCTAGACTTCTTTGATTGGGAAGCTCACGACCAGAAAGAAACTGAAAAGGTAAGTACAGGTTACAATTTCTTAGATGATATGTTAAGCGGTGGTTATGACAAAGGTGGTAACTTAATCGTTTATGCAGGTGAACAAAATATTGGTAAGTCTATTTACTTAGCGAATGACGCAGCCAATTTTGTAAAGATGGGAACTAATACAGTAGTCGTTACTGCAGAGATGGCAGCACATAAATTCGTAAAAAGAATTGGTTCTAATCTGCTTTCAGTTAATATTAATGATTATGCAGAGAAAGCTAAGAATAAAGAACATATTAAACGTAGGTTAGAAACTGTCGGTGATGGATTTACTCCTCCTGGTAACCTATATGTAAAACAATTTCCTACATCACAGGCTACAGTATTAGATATTGAAGCCTATGTAAATCAAATTGAAGAAGAAAGACAAATTAAAGTGGGAGCAGTTGTAATTGACTATATTAATATCTTAGCCAATTATCGTAACCAAAATACGGAGAATACATATATGAAGATCAAGCAAATTGCAGAAGACCTTCGTGCTATGGGAATTCGTAATGACTGGTTGATCGTAACCGCAACTCAAATAACAAGATCAGGCTATAATGCATCGGACATAACAATGACTGACATCGCAGAATCTGCAGGACTTTCCCATACAGCAGATGTAATGCTTGGTATTATTCAAGACGATTTAATGAGAGCTAATCAAGAATACTGGTTAAAGGTATTAAAGATTAGAGATGGTGAAGGTAAGGGAACAAAATGTAAACTAAACATAGATTGGAATTATATGAGGCTTCAAGAGACACATGAAATGTCTAACTCAAATATCCATTCAATATAAAAATAACACTCTAATATGTATAAAAAGAAAAATGATAAAATTTTTAATAACAGTTTTGATACACCAGAATTTGAGTTAGGTACTATATCCTTTGAATTAGATCCTTCTGTTAAAAACGAACAAGACGAAGAGGAAAGAATACACTTCGACATGATAGCTAGAAAGATTCATGAACTAATTGGACTTTCTAGATTTAAAGTATTTAACGAAGTAGATGAACTAGGTAAATGTAACAAGCTTAGAAAGAATGATATTAATGAAGTTTATGGATATATCATAGATGAAATGGCAGCTAAATTTAGTCGCATTGATATTTTTAGTGAGATGTGTGTTTACTTCGATATTAAACCAGTGAAATTTTATAGTTCACTTTCAAACGTATATAAAGAAGACCTAATTCAAGAATTAGATCTAAGAACAGGTATTTTAGAGAAGAAGAACATTAAAAAGTTATTTTAAATGATTGAACCCAAAGTAATTAAGCAAGGAGCCAAGAGAGTATGGGTCCTTGGAGACTTACACTTTGGTGTAAGAGCAAATTCGGTCGAGTGGCTGAATATCCAAAAAGACTTTTTTGAAAATACATTTATCCCTATCTTAAAAGCACAGGTACAACCTGGTGATGTCTTAGTACAAGTAGGAGATACTTTTGATAATAGACAATCTATCAATATTAAAGTCTTAAGCTACGCAGTAGATCTATTTGAAAGACTAGGTCAAATTTTACCATGTTATGTAATCTGCGGTAACCATGATATTTGGGCTAAGAAATCAAATGACATATCTTCAATTGATAGTTTAAAATGGATTCCTAATGTACAAGTTTACAAAGAGCCTGAGTTATTGAATTGGTCTGGCAAAAATGTTTTACTAATGCCATGGAGAAGAGACGCAGAACATGAAGCAGAAACTCTAGCAGAATACCCACAGGCAGATATAGTATATTGCCACTCAGAAGTTAGAGGTATTTACTTAAATTCAAAAGTAAAGAATGAACATGGTACTGATTCTAATATTTATGATAAGTACACAAGAGTTTATAGTGGACATATTCACTTTAGACAGGAAAGGGGCAAATTATTAATGGTCGGAGTACCATACCAATTAACTAGATCAGATCGAGATAATCCAAAAGGATTTGACTTAGTTAATCTAGAAAATATGGAAGAGACATTCTTTGAGAATAATGATTCTCCTAAATTCTTAAGGTATAACATCAAAGCGCTGTATGACATGCCTCTTGGCAAGTTTAAGGAACAAATAAGAAATAACTTTGTAGATCTATTCGTTCCATCGCAAATCGCCACAACCAATGCATTGAGCCAGTTGGTTAATGAAATTCAACACATATCTAGAAAACTAGAACCAAATATTTACGAAGAAGATTCATATATTGATAAAGACTTTTATGACATAGATGAAATTGAAGAGATGTATAAGAATTACAATATTCTTAATCTTTGTAATATGTATATTGATAGTATGAAACAAGATGACGATTTGACGATAAGACTAAAGAGCAAGTTAAAACAATTGTATACGCAATGTGCATACAATTATGACACAGACAAATAATGAGAATAGACTACATTGAATTTAAGAACTTTGCTTCCTACGGAAATCAAGTACAGAGGATAGAATTTAAACAAGATACTTCAGAGTTATTTTTAACTCTAGGTAAAAATGGGCATGGTAAGACTACTATTGCCAATGCTATCATTTATGGTTTGTACGGGAAAGTAGAAGGTGTTAAATTAGCAGATCTACCTAATCGTATTAATAAAGAACTACACGTAAAGATTGGTTTACAATGTGGTACTATGAAAATCGAAATAGAAAGAGGTATTGCCCCAAGTAGATTTACAGTCTTAATTAATGGAGTAGAATTTGATAAAGCAGGTAAGAAATCTGTACAAGAATATTTAGAAGATGAGGTATTCGGTATTCCATATCATGTATTTAAAAATATAATTATCTTATCAGTAAATGATTTTAAATCTTTCTTAACCATGTCTAACCAGGATAAGAAACAAATTATTGATAGAATGTTTGGCTTCTCTATTCTTAATGATATGCAAAGGCAAATCAAAGATGAGCGTAGAGATATTAAATTTGATATAGATGCTTTTGATGCTGAGTTAAGTGAGATAATGAATTCAATCGGATCGGTTAGAGGTAAACTAAATACCTTATTAGCAGAATCTAAAACTGCAAATAAATCTAAGATTCAAGAATTAAAAGATGAGCTAGTAGCTCTACATGAAGTGGTATTAGATATTGAAGCTAATCGTAAGAAGGAAGAGGGTGCGATGAATACCTTTAATACTCAATATAACGAGAAGCGTACAGAAGCTGGAGATATTAAAAGAGAGATTGACTATCTAAATAAGAAGTTAAAGTTATATGAGAGTGGACATTGCCCGACATGTGAAACTAAGTTGACTTCGGATTGGCATAAAACACAGAAGGTAGAATTTGCAGATAAAATAGAATCTAGCACAGATCAGATTAAATCAATTAAGAATGAGATGGATGCATTACAGGATAAAGTTGTAGAAGCCAGAACTGCTAAACTAGATTTAGAAGGTCAGATTTCAGATAATAAAGTAACAATGCGAGGTCTTAAAGGAGAGCTTCTAAAATTAAAAGATACTCCAGAAGGAGCTGACTTCGATCACTTAAGAAATCTTATTACAGAATTCGAAGAGAAGGAGGCTACTAAATCTGCAAGTAAAGATACCTTAAGTGCAGACTATAACTTTATGGAAGTTGTAGAAAATATATTAGGTGAAGATGGAGTAAAGAACTTAGCAGTTAAAACTATTCTACCAGGGCTTAATACTAATATTGCAGCCATGGCTCAGACGATGCACCTGCAATTCCATATTAGATTTGACGAGAAGTTTAATTGTATTATTAATCACCTAGGTGAAGATATTAATCCAATGACACTTTCAACAGGCGAGCGTAAGAAGGCAGACTTTATTGTTATTATTGCAATCATTAAGATCTTAAAATTAAGATTCCCACAACTAAACCTTCTTTTCTTAGATGAGTTATTATCTTCAGTAGACCATGATGGTGTTTACAATATATTGAAGATCTTAAATCAAGTAATTAAAGAACATGAAATAAATACATTCGTAATTAATCACTCGGTATTACCACATGAGATATTCGATAAAAAAATTGAAATCTACCGAGAAAATGGATTCTCTAAATTTACGATAGAGAACATAGATTAATAGGGTGATATATACTCTATGGCAACATACAATTTAAAATTTAATAAAGACGATTCAGTTATCAGACACGTTGTTGTTGGACTCTTAGCAGACCTCAATAGTAAACTGAGTTTTTGGAGACAAATTAGCAATGACGAGAGAGTTGTTGTTGATGTTCCTTTCTTTTATGCAGTCTCAGGAGATGAGAACTTCTTGAAAGATGCATTCCTATTTTCAAATGTAAATGGACCTGGTTGTGACCCTGATGGTCAGTTCGCAGATGGTAATTACGATAAAGTACCAAGAGGTATTGTAAACCTAACGTCGTTTGCTGTAGATCCTGCTAAGTTAGTAAATAAAAGAAACATGGGCCAATACTCAATGATGAATGAGAATGGCTTGATGGAAGGTTTTGTTGCTGAATTTGAAATGATTCCATGTACAATTGGAGTCGATGTTGAAATTTTAGTATCAAGCCAATTAGACTTATTTAAAGTTACAGAAGCTATTGTTAAGAAAATGTACAAGGCTAATTTCTATAATGTTGACGCAGGACATTTAGAAGAGGGTACTTACAGAATTTCATCTGAGTATATGATGCCAGATGATTATACACAGGAAAGACCTGTAGAATATTCTTTTGATGATAAAGCAAATCATAAAATTACATTTAGCTTAGAAATTAGTTCATTTATACCATCTTTTGATTTTGAAGAAGATACTTATAGAAAATTCACTAGAACTACTTATGCTAACGCTACATGTGGTAATTATGGAGATCCAAACGGATTCTTAGATCCTGCTATGACTCCTAATGTATATTATGATAGCAATACTCCAGCAAAATGGGAAGCTAATGGTATTGAATGGATTAAAACACAAGATGGTATTGATTGCTCAGATCCAACTGTTGCTGCAAGTTTAGGTAACGAACAAAATACAGAAAGTCAAATTAAGAGAGTTTCTAGAAGAAGAAAACAGTCTAATAGAATGTTTACAATTAAGAACGGACCAGATCCTATAGATGCTACATCAGAAAATGATTCTTCAATGCTTGGAGATAACTATAGTGTCACTGGAAGGGACTATCCGTTCGGAGGTAAAATAGACGAATAATTTGACTGATATATACTTAATAGAAAATAAAATACAAAAAATGGCAAATTTAAAAAACAATAAAGTTATTTCACCAATTATTGAAAGTGGCCAAGGTCATGTTTTTCATGTTAATGGTGCAAACTTTAAAGTAACTGGTTCTCATATAGAACTAGTAGAAGAAACTAATGATATTTTTAAAACACTAGTTACTGCTAACAACTTATTTACAATCAACGAGAATGGTATTTCATTCTACTACGATTACAACAACAAAAAAGCTATTTCCAAAATAGAAGAGGGTTCAACAGAAAACTTTGATAAAATGAATGACTTAAATGAGAAAATTACTTTCTTAAATGAGTCAATTAAAGAGCTTAAATTAGCAAATAAAAAGGGAGAGGCTTTAGAGATCGCAACTAAAGAATTAGATGCTACTCAAAAAGAATTAAATGAAACTAAGAAATCTGCAATAGCAGTACAGTTTACGTATGTAAAAGAATCAAATACATTCTTTGCAGGTAAAATGGAAATCACTTTAGGTTCTGAAGAAAAACTTTCTGAAAGATTTTTTAATATAGGTTACATTAAGTATCAAGATAAAGCTATTATGGAAGCATTCCAAACAGCTGCTACAAAATTTGATACTTACAAAGTTTTAGATTTTGTTGAAGAGTCTACTAAAGACCAAGTTACAGTAATTTCTATGAAGGCTGAAAATAACGCCTTTGTTTATAGAAGAAACGAAGATACTAAAATAACACAATTCAAAAAATTATTAGCTGACGCTGCTGTAGAATATGTAGCAGAACAAACCGGAGCCGATGTTACTGAATTATATGCTGAAGTTTTAGAATCTCTAGTAGAAAGAAGAAAGGCTAAGAATGAAAAGATTAATCTTTACAATGAGATGTTATCATTCCTACATGACCAAGTTGGTAGATTAGCAGAAGCTGATAGAAACTTACCAGATATTAAAGCTGCAGATCAATTATTAAAATCTGAGGTTAAAAGAATTTCTGAAGTTTTAGCTGGCGTACAAAATGAAGATATTTTAAATATTGAAGATGGTTATGTTGCTGCTAAAATGAAAGTAGAATCTGATGGTTATTCAAAAGACCAATCCATGAGAGTAGATGCTCTTGAATATACTAACGCTGGAAAGAATGATATTCTTACAGTATTCATTAATGATGAGCCTGCAAGAATTGAAAAGTTCAAGATTGCTTTAGATTCTAACGAAGCTATTTAATCGTACTCACTCACCAAATCCCACTAAAAGCCCGTTTCGAAACATTCGGGCTTTTTTGCATATAATAGTAAATTAAACGAAACAAACGTGCCTAGAAAAAAGAATTATCTAAACAACAAAGATCTTTACAATCAGATTGTACAGTCTTTAGAGGATGATAAGTTAACCAGGGATGCTGAAAAGATGTTAATTCTTTTAGCAGAGAGGGCAATAAGAAAACTAGTTTATGTAAGTAATGATGATAGAAATGATTGTCTACAATTTGCAATATTAGACCTCTTAAAATACTGGCGTAACTTTAATCCCAAATATACTAACGCTTTTGCCTATTTCACAGAGATAGCAAAGAGAGGGTATGCGAAGGGTTGGAATAAAATACACCCGCAGAAATATAAGAATACAATGTCAATGGATAAGATTAATACCAATAATGGTAGTTCAGAAGGCGGAATGTTTAATATATAAATGTCAATAAAAAACTTAAAACCCAGAGGGAATTCAGGTTTTGTACAAGGCTATTACGAGCCACAAAATCCAGATAAGTATATCGGCCCAACGCCGATCATTTATCGATCCTCATGGGAAAGAAAGTTTTGTATTATGTGTGATACTAAAGATAACGTATTAAAATGGTCAAGTGAACCTGTAGAAATTAAATATATTTCTAGACAGGATAATAAACAACATAAATATTATCCTGACTTCTATATGAAAACTGCAGCTACTGGAGAAGAGGGTGAAATAGAATGGTTGGTTGAAATAAAACCAGAAGCTCAAATCAAAAAACCACTACCTCCGAAAACTAAATCCAAAAAAGCACTTAATTCATATAAGTTTTTAGCAGAACAATATGTTAAGAATACTGACAAATATAAATATGCGCAAGCATGGTGTGAAAGTCGTAACATGAGATTTATCGTGTTAACAGAAAAGACACTTAAATAATGGGACAGGTTAAAAAAGATATAAGACAATTAAGTAAAGATGCTGGCGGTAAAGGTAGAGCTAAATCTGCTGCTGAAAGTTGGTTTGAAGATTCTAAAAAAGGAATTAGAGAAACAGCAGTACAAAATACAGCAAGAAGATTTAGACCAGGTCAAGTCTACGTATTTAGATATGATGAACCAAAATATGCTACAGAGTGGGATAAAAATCCATGTGTATTAGCATTAGATCCAGCAGGTAATAATGATTGTGGTATTAATTTAAACTTATTGCCACCCAATATTAAAGAAGAACTACTAGATGTAGTTTACGAAAGATTCCAAGGTTTCTTAAAAGGACAAGAGGGGAAACCCGCTAAAAACCAGGCCCCACTATCATTAAGTTATGATGGTGCAAAAGGTTTTTTAGGTAAATTTGGATTTGATTTTGCGATTAGACAATATATCCCTAGTCGTAAATCACAACAAGCAGTAGTGGGATATGAACACTGGGCCAGAATAGCTCTTGCTGATTTTCTACAGTTAGAAGGTATGGGAGTTGGGGCTATTAGAGCAATGTTCAAAAACCACTTAAATAAATGAGATATATAAAACAGAAATAATAATATATTATGGCAGGATTTACCGAAAAAAGAAACGGACCGTTCAGTTCTAACTCAAGACCATTTAGCCTTTCAAACGCTTTGAAAACGCTAAGTTCTTTTGGTATGCGTTATGACGACATGGTACTTAGACAATCTCAAGCAATTGGTCCAATGGAAGATCAATTTGGCTACAGAGAGATGAACCCGTTTGGCCTAGACAACGATGATATTTATGGTGCATTTGCTGCACTATCTATGGCAGATATTAATATGAAAAAGAACGTACCGTTCTTTGATATTGATTACCCTGGTAAAAGAGATGAATTGAGAAGATTCTCAATGAATGATGAAGTTGAAGATGTTTTAGATATACTTTGTGATGAAGCAATTGTATATGATGAAAAGAACTTTTTTGCTCAACCTTCTATTTTAGGTCTTGACGTCTCCGATGAAGTTAATAAAGACCTTAACAAATACTTTAGACAAATTTATCACTATTTTGGTTTTAATGGTGAACAATCAGCATGGTACTTCTTTAGAAAATTCCTAGTTGATGGTTACCTATCATTTGAGATAATTTATTCCCCAGACCAAAAAGAGATTATAGGTTTTAAAGAAATTGATCCTGTAACCTTAATGCCAGGTTTTAATAAAGACGACGGTAAGAAGGTATGGATCCAATATAAAGACGATCCGGTAAAAGAAAGAGTATTATATGATTCTCAAATTATTTATATTGCATACTCTTCACTTTCAACTGCATCTAGAGTTAGTTACGTTGAAAGATTAGTTAGATCATTTAACTTACTTAGAATTATGGAACACACCAGAGTAATCTGGGCAGTAACAAATGCTTCATTTAGAATGAAGTTTATTATTCCTGTAGGTGGTAAATCTAAAACTAGAGCAAAACAATCGTTAGCTCAGTTAATGAATAACTATAAAGAAGTTGTTGACTTTGATTTTGAATCAGGTTCATTGACTACAGACGGTAAGCCAATGTTACAATTTAGTAAAGAGTATTGGTTACCTTCTAAAGATGGTGAAACTCCAGAAATTGAAACATTAGGCGGTGAAGGACCAGAATTAAATGATACAGAAGCTCTTAAGTATTTCCAAGATAAACTAAAACAAGTTTCTAAAATACCTTACAATAGATTCTTATATGAAGATGATGGTGGTGACTATGCATTAGCAGGTGACGGGATGGTAAGAGATGAAATCAAGTTCGCTAAGTTTATTAATAGATTAAGATCAGTATTCCAAGAGGTATTAGTTAAGCCATTGTATATTCAAATGTGTCTTAAATACCCAGAGTTTAGTGACGATCCACAATTTAAAACTCAAGTAGCCTTAAGATTTAATGAAGAGAATGTATTTGCTGAATTAAAGAACCAAGAAATCATGCAGCTAAGATTAGACTTTATCTCAAGTATGAGAGATAGTTTAATGACAACTAACCAAGAGACTATGGAAGAAGAATACTATTTCGATCAAGAATACTTAGTAACAAAGTATTTAAAATTAACTGAGGATGAAATTAACGCTAATAAATCATATAAAGCTAAAGCTGCAAAGGCTGCAGCAGATGAACCAGAGCCAGAAGATGATGGAATGGGCTTCTAATCCTAGATAATTAAGAAAAAGAGATATATAAACTATGAAAACAGATATTAATATTTTTAAAACATTCGAAGAGTTCATCACAGAAGATGCTTTAAAGGCAGGTGAAGAATCTGACGTTTACGTAGAGCCGCTTACTTTAGACTCTGGTTCTGAAATAAAATCAGCAGAAATCCTAGGAGCTATTACAGCATCTAAGACTGAAAAAGAATTTAAAGATTACTTCTTTCAAGAGTATGGACAAGATGCTTTTGCCGAAGGTGAAATGGACATTCTAGTTAAATATTATCTAGATAAAGAGACCGAAGACGCTGAGGAAGAGAAAGAAGAAGAGAAGGATGTTGAGAAAGAAGAAGAAGGTGGAGATGACGAGCTAGACCTTGACATTTAACATATTAAGATATTTGCATAATAAGACGTGATATATATTAAAAATAATAAAAACCATAGATATGGCAAAAGTTAACGATTTACTAATCGTCGAAATGTCCTCTAGTCAACTAAGCGTAGCTTCTACAGAAGGCAAAGAGTATGTTCTCGAAGGTATTTTTGGTGAAATTGACACTAAAAATAAAAACAACAGGATTTATACTGAAGATGAGTATGTACCTCAAATCCAACAGTTACAAGATAAAATTAAATCTTCTAAACTGTTAGGTGAGTTAGACCATCCTCAGCAATTTGATGTTTCTCTTAAAAATGTTTCACACATTATTGAGGAACTTTTCTACGATAAAGACAATAAACATGTAAAGGGTAAAATTAGACTATTAGATACTGACGCTGGCCGTCAAGCTAAAGCATTAGTTGATGCTGGTGTACCTTTACAAATCTCTTCTAGAGCAGCCGGTGCCGTTGAATCAAACGGAAAGGTAAAAATCAAACAATTATTCACTTACGATTTAGTAGCAGATCCTGGATTTGCAAACGCTGAATTAAAAAGAGTTAACGAATCTTATGGATTCGATGATAATTCAGGTTTATGGATATATGAAATGAATGGTGAAAAAGCTGAAGAGTCTACAAAAGAAATTACAACAAACATAAATACAGAAATAAAAGAAAAAAACATGGCAGAATTTGTAAAAGCTGAAGATTTCCATAAGTATTCTGAGTACTTAGCTAACGAAATGAAAAGCATTAAAGAGTCTATCGGTGCAAAAAACGAAGACAAGACGTTAGAAGATGTAACATCTCATAACGACCATATCGTCGAAAGCGTTAATACTCTCTCAGAATATGTTGAGTATTTAGCTGGCAAATTAGACGAGTCAATCCAGTATTCAGAACACGTTGCTGAAAAAGCAGATCAAGGTATATCTTATACTGAGACAGTTGCTGAAAAATTAGATCAAGGTATTCAATACTCTGAGCATTTAGCAGAAGCTGTTGGTAAAGTTAAAGACTTTGCTAACTATGTTGCTGAACAAGCTAACGAAGGTAATGAAACTAATAAGAATCTATTAGGTTACGTTGAATACTTAAAAGAAAACTTACAGCAAGTATCAGAATATACTGAATATATTGCAACTCAAATCAACGAAAACTTAGTTGAAGAAGAAGTTGAAGATGAATCAGGAGAACCTGCTGAAGAGTTAGAAGATGAAACTGTAAAATCAGACGCTGAAGTTAAAGACGAAGTTGACGCTGCTGAAGTTGGTGAATTACCTGCTGAAGATGAAGGTGAAGATGGAGCTAAAGAAGTAGCTGAGACTGAAGAAGTTGAAGAAACTGAAGAAGTTGAAGAAACTGAAGAAGTTGCTGAAGAAGATGAAGCTGGTGAAGGTGCTGAAGAAGTTGCTGAAGAAGATGAAGCTGGTGAAGGTGCTGAAGAAGTAGCTGAAGAAGAAGTTACTGAAGAAGAAGACGAGGAATTTCACGCTGAAGCTGAAGAAGTAACTGAAGAAGAAGACGAAGCTGAAGCACCTGGTGCTGAAAAAGAAGAGGCTGATGTTGAAGAAATTGGCGATAATTCAGAAGAAGGTGATGTAGATCCTGCTGCTGAAGATGGAGCTGGTCAACCTGCTGAAGAATTGGAAGATGAAACTGAAGATGTATCTGAAGTTGAGCCAGAAGGTGAAACTGAAGAAGCTGAAGCTGGAGAATCTGATGAAGAAACTGAGGGCGAAGATGGAGCACACGATCCATTAGAGTCTTACAAAAAAGAAATTTCATCTAAATTAGATGCATTAGTAGAAGCTGCTCAAGTAAAAGAAAATGAAAATCCTGCATTCTTAAATGTAGTTTCAGGTTCTGTACAAGAAGCTTACAATACACTAAACGAAGATGCAAAAACTGAAGTTAGAAGTAGAGTTACAAAAAGAGCATTTATGAATGAGTCACAAATTAGTGCAATCATTGAAAACGCAAATGCTGTTGTTGAAGCTAAAAATAACGAACCATTCTTTATCACTGCAATACCTGCAGAATATAAAGAGAAGTTTGAATCTTTAACTGAAGGAAAACAAGCACAAATTAAAGCACAAGCAAACTATCATACTCTAAAGACTGAGTATCAAGTTAGAAACTTCTGGGAAACTAGAGATCTAAGAGAGGTTAAAGTTGACTTAGAAAAGTTAGCTGCAGTTAATGAATCAGCTAAGACTGAGGAAATTAATAAGCCACTATATGATGTTTCCGATATGGCTGATGCTTTTAAGAAAAGATTTAAAAAGTAAACAATATATAAACTAATCGACGATATAGGGTATCGAAGCAGAAAACCCAAGCAAGTCGAGTTTCGAAAGAAACACTAAACAAACCATTAAAAAAACAATTTAACAAAATGGCAAATTTAATTAACGAAGCTGAAGTTAGAAACACGTGGTCACCGATTATTTCGGAAGCTACTGGTATTAACGAAAGCTCAAAACTAGCTTGGATGTCAGAATACTGTCACAATCACAAGCTTTATGAAGATGCAAACATCATGTCTTTAGGGACTGCTGGTAACATCTTTGGTATGGGAGCAACAAGCTTTCCAGATAACCCAAACTCAGGTGATTTAGGTTCAGGAGATAAAGCTCCAACTTTATTACCTTTAGCAATGCAAGTTGCTGCACAAACAATCGGTTTAGACCTAGTACCTGTTGTACCAATGGCTGGACCAATGGGATTATTATCTTACCTAGACTTCGTATACGAAGGTGGTAAAGTAATTGGTTCTGAAACTCCAACTTACATCAAAGCTAACATCGGCGTTGCCGCTGCTGGTAATGATACTGCTGCTGGTACTTCAAGAATCGATGGTAAACCAATTATCAGAGTTATTGATGCATTAGCCGGTGGTGAAGCTTCTATCGCTGATAGATATGCTGGTGCTGAATTAGTAAAAGCTCTAGAAGATCATATTCCTGCATTTTCAGGTGCTGATGCTAACGGTAACCCAATGTCAAGAGGCGTAGGGGAACAAACTCCAGACAAAGTAATGGGCTTAAGCTTATTCTCTAAATCAGTTGCTGCTGAAACTTTCCAAGTTGCTGCTGCAGTTACTAGAGAGCAAGTACAAGACCTTAAACAATTCGGTGTTGACGCTGTTGCTCAAGTAGAAGCAGTTTTAACTAACGAATTAACTCAGTCTATTAACAACCACATCTTAACTTCAATGAGAGGTTTAGCTGGTCAAGGTTTAGGAGTTGATAACGCAGGCGTAAACGAAGTAAGTATAGCTGTAGCTGCTAACTCTGGTGAAACTAGAGCAGATTCTTACAGAGCAATCTTAACTAATATCTTAGCTGCTGCGAACTTAATCGCACAACAAGGTAGAAGAGGTGCTGGTAACTTCGCAGTTGTAGGTGGTGCTGTTGCATCCGCTTTACAATCTGTTGCTGGTTTCGTTGCTTACCCAATGGCTAACACTGTTAACCAAGTTGCAGGTTCAATCTATCCTTTAGGTTCTGTTGCTGGTATCAATGTTTACACTGACCCATCAATCGCATTCGGTTCTGCTGAAGTATTAATCGGTAGAAAAGGTGACGGTAATGGTCCTGGATTAGTATTCATGCCTTACTTAATGGCTGAATCAGTACAAGCAATCGTTGAAGGAACTATGGCTCCGAAAGTAGCTGTAAAATCTAGATACGCATTGGTTGAAGCTGGATTCCACCCAGGAACTCAATACGAGAAGTTCACACTTACAGGTTTCTCACTATAATTTATAGTTAACTAGTAATTTTATATTAAAGGCCCTCTTTTTGAGGGCCTTTTCTTTTCTACAAACTTAAGCAGATATATAGTTAAAGATTAACTTATTAATAAAACATAATAATACAAGCTATGGCTAAATTTAAAAAACCAATTCTACTACAAGAAGAGTTTGCTGCTGGTGAAGTTTCAAGTAATCCAACTACACCTGCTGTTAAAACAACTGTAGACACAGTAGGGACTGAACAAGTTGCTGCTAATAAATCAGGAGAACAAGTAAGAGCAGAAATCGTACAAGATGTCGATACTATCTTAACTAACCTAGAACAACTTTCAAAGCAAATCACAGAAAGCATTGACGCAATTATAGAAGAAGTCTTTACTGAAGATATTGATTTAGAATTAAACGAAAACGCAGGTGCTACTTTAATGGCGATGTTTAAAGCATCCGCAGCTGCAGGCAAACTTAATGCTAAATACCCTAAATTATTAAAGAAGAAAAAGAAGGCTGAATTAGATAAAAAAATAGCCGGCTTTAAATTTGATGAAGAGAAGCAGAATAAGTTAGATCAAGCTGAAGGTAAATTAAAAGATGCTATCAATAAGAAAATTGATGCACTTGACGATCCTGCTAAAAAGAAGGCAATGAGAGTTGCTAGAGATGAAAAAGTTAAATCTCAGTTGGCTCAGGCTACCAAAGAACTAGATAGAACAAAAGAAGATTACGCTAAAAAAATGGACAGGCAAGTAGAAGATGTCCAAGCCAAAATCACTAAATTACTTGCTGATAACAAAGTGGGCGATGCTCCTTTAATTAGTGCTCAATGGGATAAGACTAAGATTAAGATTGAAAGAGACGCTGATGATGCATTCTTAAAGAAGGAAAGAAAGGTAATGGACGAGTTCGTCAAGGATGAAGACAGAATTAAAAGATGGGAAAAAGCAGCCGCGGATAGAGTTAATAAAGAAATGAAAGAGGATGCTGAAGCTGCTAAGAAAGCAGCAGAAAGAGCTAAAGCTGCCCAAACTAAATTAGATGGTGAAATTGCAAATGCTACTGGCGCTGAACTAGAAGCACTTGAAAAAGTGAAAACTTATATGGGTGCTATTTCAGCATTTTCAGGAGCCACTACCGCTGCAGCTGGAGATCCAGAAAACAAAGAATTATATAAAGAGGCAAAAGCAAAACTTAAAGAGTTAAAAGATGCCTATGAAGCAATCGGTAAAAAAGATTATGCTCTAGCATTTGGATACGAGGGTGATTCTAAGGAAACTGATATTGAAGCTGCTAAGCTTGAATTTAAAGAAAGAATAGCTTTAATGGAAGAGCCTTTCGATGATATAGACGGACCGGAAGATGATGAAGAAACGGAAACTGCAAAAACATCACAACAATTAGCTGATGAATATATCGCAGGTAATGAAGGATTTGAAGTTGTTCAAAATAAAGACGAACAAGTTGGAGTTACTAATCCAGAAACTGGAGAAGAAGAACAAAAACCTAAATATGAAGGCGCAAAAGAGTTCAAAGGTAAGAAAGAAGATGGTTCTGATGACGACTCAGTTTGGGTAGCTAAACCAATTAATTACGCTGAGACGGCATCTGCTAATACCGGAGGCGGTAAAGCTCTTAACGAACTTGAAGAAGGAAATGAATTCGGTGCTGCAAGAGCAGAAGCAATTGCAAAAGGCGAAAAGACTTTTAAAGTTGGCGACGAAGAATATCCAGTAGAAGATGTTTCTAAGGATGATAAAGAAAATGCTAAAGAATTTGTTGAAGAAGCAAAAGAAAAATTACCTAAGAAGATTAAACTCTATGAAGGTATGTCTGTTGCTGATAGATTTAAAGCGTTAATGTAATATTAAAGAGAGCGCTTAGCGTTCTTTTTAGCAAGTTTAAGAAACTCCTCTCGTTCTGCGAGCAGGAGTTTTTTACATTTTTTACGAAAGTCAACTGATGATTTAAGTATACGACTATCTACCATTGGAGCATCTAAGACATCATAATATTCTGGATGGATAAAATTCTTAAGATCGAAGTTCATAAACTTAGACTTAATAGGTTTAAGTGAAATAGCACAATACCAATCAATAGTATTATACGACCTCTCTAGACCTTTTTCGTCTAGGGCTCTATCGTTAACCATATCCCAATAGATCTTAGTGGAAGTTGTAGATTTTGGCCTCTGCATTTTTAGGACACATTCCATAAACTGGTCATCATCAGACCATTTAGCAAGATTCCTATGATTAATTAGAAACTTTCTTAAAAATCTTGGTAAGTACTTTAGAATAATACCGTATCTGTTTGCCGGCCAAGGGCCACCAGTCTTTTTGATAATTATCGCCATATACTATATTTATCTATGAAACATTTCGGTACTATGGTACTATAATAACTAAACAATGTCGTATGATGAATTCAATAAACCAATTATTTACAGAGAAGTATAGACCTAAGAACTTCGATGA